TAGGGCTTCTGGCCGGTTATCAAAATCCCGGAAGTATGTGCGGATAAATGCCGGCGCCAATTACCACGCTCCGAGCATCACTAGCCGCCGCTTTAGCTAACGCGAGTGTATGGAGTACTTACAGTTTTCCGCCGCCAACAATTACGGCTAACTCTGTACTTATCGCACCTAACGATCCTTACATAACACCGACTAATAATACAAATGTAGGCATCTCGCCTATGGCTAATTTTAAGATTATTTTTAACGTACCGCTTTTAGATAATCAAGGCAATCTAAACGGTATTGAAACTTTTGCCGTAGCGGTGTTTAACAAGTTAGCGGCCTCAACGATCGTAATGAATATTGCAGCTATGAGTGCGCCCTCTGTATTAGATGTACCGAGTGGCACACTTTTAACCGCATCTTTTGACATCCAAATACTAACGAGCTGGAGTTAAGCATGAGCCTAACAGACGAGGACATCGCCTTTCTTATCAAGATAGGGCAGATTACCGAAGCACCAAAAAAAGAAACTAAAACAAAAGACACACCAACAGATAAGAACGAGGAGTAAATAAAATGGCAGTTTATATGTCTAACGGTGTCGTGGTAACTCTTAACTCTGTAGTACTGAGCGATCACGTCACTAGCGCAACAATTAACCGTATTTTTGAGGAGCTGGAAATTACAGCCATGGGAGACTCCTCGAGGAAATTTACAAAAGGTTTGGAAACTAGCACGATCTCGCTGGACTTCCTATCTGATACAGCAGCAGCTAACGTCAATGCAACTTTGCAAGCAGCTTGGGGTACAACAGTCCCTCTAACGCTAAAGCAGACAAGCGCGGTCGTATCAGCTACTAACCCTCTGTACAGCACAACGATCCTTGTAAATAACACAACAGATATTAACGGCGCTGTCGGAGATATTGCATCTCAGTCCATCACGTTTACCTGTAACTCACCAATCGTAATTACTACAGCACCATAACCAAAAAGAAAAGGGGCTAAACAAATGGCACGACTCAAAATAACAAAGGCTACAGGTGAGGTATCTGAGCATCAGATAACACCACGAATTGAGTACGCCTTTGAATTGTACGCAAAAAAAGGTTTTCACAAAGCCTTTAGAGATGACGAGAAGCAAAGCGATGTGTACTGGTTGGCTTATGAGTGCTTACGCACTAGCGGCGAAACAGTACCGATGTTTGGAGCAGAGTTTTTAGATACCTTGGCAAAGGTTGAGGTACTAGACGATCTGCCTTTAGCTTAGGGCGCGGCACAGTAACCTATTTGGTAGCACAACTATCAATACGGTTGCAGGTCGCGCCTCAAGCGATACTCGATCTCGATCCCGAGATGTTTAAGATGTTAATAAAAGTGCTCAACGATCAAGCCAAGGAGGTTGAACAAAATGCCAGTAAACGTAGACGGCGTTAAAGAAACTCTGAGGGCTTTACGTAAGATCGATCCTGAGTTACTTAAAGAGATGAATAAAGAGATAAAAGGCGTAATGATCCCGATCCGGGACAAGGCTAGAGGTTATGCGCCATCTCCTGTACCGGGCAACCTGTACAACTGGAACGAGGGAACTAAAGGCCGAAAGATTACAGCTCGTAACTCGGCTTTTAGAACTCTCAACACCGAGGGGCGCTTACGCATGTTTCCCCTTTACGATGCTGCAGCCGCGAGCAAGGGCGTGTATTACACAGCCGCGCCTAGCCGCCGTAATAAAAACGGATGGAGCTCACAGTACATAATTGCTAACGCCTCAGCTAGCGGAGCCATCTATGAAACTGCTGGTCGTAAAAACCCGGGTGGAGACTCAAAGAGCAGATCCAATAACCCGGGCGCTGGCGCGAACTTTATTAGCCGTATGGGGCCTTTATATGGTGAGGGCAATAGTCGCGGCCGTATGATCTTTAGAGCGTGGGCCGAGGATCAGGGCAAGGCATCAGCCGCCGTAATTAGAGCTTTAGAAAATACTATCGCTGCCTTTAATCAAGGCCGTTACGGTAAGGCCGCCTAATGAAACTGCCCGATTTATTTGTTAATGCCGTTACTACCTTTGATGGTAAAGCCTTAAGTAAAGGCCAACGGCAAATAGGAGGCTTTGAGAAAAGCGTAAAGAGTTTAGGTAAGGCTTTTGGTGTTACTTTTGGCGTTGCCGCTTTAGCACAATTTGGTAAAGCATCGGTTAAGGCTTTTGCCGAGGATGAGGCAGCAGCTACACGCCTAACCAAAGCTGTAACAAATCTAGGCCTTGGCTTTGAGGATACAAAGATCACTCGCTTTATAGCAGATTTAGAAAAGTCTGCCTCCGTAGCCGATGATGTTTTAAGGCCAGCCTTTCAGTCTTTGATTTCTACTACAGGCTCACTTACTCGCTCTCAAGATTTATTAAACCTTGCTATCGAAATCTCGGCAGGTACAGGCATTGATGCCACCGAGGTTGCTAAAGATTTAAGCCTTGCTTATCTAGGACAGACTAAGGGCATAGCCAAGTACAACACCGGGCTATCTAAAACAGAATTAACGGCTGCAGGTTTTTTAACTATCCAAGAAAGATTAACTGCTCAATATAGCGGCCAAAATGCAGCAAGATTAGACACATACGCTGGCAAAGTCTCAGCCGTACAAATTGCTTACGGCAACCTACAGGAGACAGTAGGCGGAGCTTTAATAGATGCTTTTGCTAAACTCGCAGGAGATACCACCACCGAGGACCTAACTGAGAGTGTGGATAATTTAGCCGATAGTTTGGCCTCAGTCGTTGAGTTAGCCGGAGCCGTAGCTACTCCTTTTGTAGGTTTGGCTAAACTATTTAACAGCGCCTCCGAGGCTTATACAAAACTTTTGTACAAGGCAACAGGTACGGCGTTTATGGGCAAGGTTTCAGATCGCCAATATGGCGGAGCGGCTGCAGAAAGATATAAGGCAACCGAGGAGACGGCTAACGCCAAGGCCCGGGCAGCAGCCGAAGCAGCAGCAGCCAAGCGCCAAAAAGAATTAATAGCGCTACAAAAGAAATCGGCCTTAGCAGATAAAAACAAATTGGCCCTATCTAAAGCTGCCGCCGTATTTGATACCACACGCATTTCTATTGCTGCTGCCTTAAAGGCAACCTATGACAAAGAAACACGGCTACGCCTTGAGGCTCTTATGGCGATTGAGGATGAGGATGGGGCTACGGCCCTTGCTCGTATCTCTGATCTTGCAGCGTTGCAGAAAAGTAAAGATTTAGAAAAGTTAGCCGGGGTTAGGACTATTAGTTCTGCAACTCTTGATGCAATCAATACTCAGTTACTCGCAGAGCTTGCAGCTATTGACTCAAGCAAGATGGCCGAAGCTGATAAAGAGATAGCACGTAACGCCGCTTTTGGTAAGTACAACGCTGCCATTATTGCAGCCGGAGAATTGGCAGACACAGCAAGTTATAACGAGCGCGTACAGATCCAACTAACCGAGATTGCTCGCCTAGCCTCTATCAGTAAGACCGAAAACGCGGCTATTACATCTAATACCCTCCGTGAGGCAGCAGAGTTAAATATGATCGACCGAGTAGCCAAGGCTCAAGCTGCTGCCGATGCTGCACGTATGAAAGCCCTACAAGATTATGCCGCAGCCCTTGGCAAGATAGGTACTCCTGCACCGGGTGCAGGTGGAGGCGGTGGAGGCGGTGGAGGCGGTGGAGGCGGTGGCACTCCGGGCTCTTTCATGCCTATGGCAACCATCGCCGATGTAAAGGCTAAAGAGGCAGCCGATGCGGTCGATTACTTTGCTGCAACAGTAACCGAGGCTTTTCAGACAATAGACGATAGCGGTGCATTTAACGCGCTAGTCAATAGTTTTGCTAAAGGCGAGATTACATCTTTTGGCGCAGGATCTCTAAAAGGTGCTGAGGGCTCTATCTCTAACTTTACAAGTACAGGCGCTTTTGATCGTGACGTTAAAGTAGAGCTCACAATTAATACAGGTGTTGGAGATCCTGAGGCTATCGCTAGAGCTGTAGAGGACATACTTAACCAATCCTCCTATAGAGGAACCTCGACTAACCGAGGCTCCGGGGACTATACCTCAGCATGAGCGCGTGGTTGCCTGAGTGGCGTATTACCGTAGGCACAACTGTCTACGACAACGTGTTAAGTGTAAATATGGCAAGCGGTCGAGATGATATTGATCTCCAATGCAACGCCGGGTATGCACGTATGGAAATTGTAAACACTAATAACTCAGCCTTTGATATAGATGTTACCGATGCTTTAGTGCTTGAGTTAAAAGATAGCGATGGAGTTTACGTACCTGTATTTGGCGGCGAGGTGTCAGATTTTGGTATTGGAGTCCGAAGCCCTGATGAAATTGGCTTTATAACAATTGGTAATGTATTGGCTGTTGGATCCTTGGCTAAATTGACTAAAGCTCTCTTTCCCGATGCCTTGGCTAAGACCGAGGATGGTAATCAGATTTTTGACATACTCGAGGAGTTACTTATTAACTCTTGGTTTGAGGTTGCTCCGGCACTTCAATGGGATGTTTATGACCCGACAACTACGTGGGCCAATGCCGAAAACGTGGGTCTAGGCGAGATTGATACTCCCGGCCTTTACGAGATGATCTCTCGCACGGCTGATCCATTTAGCAGCTATAACCTATGTGCTCAAATTGCACAAAGCGCACTAGGACAGATTTACGAGGATAAGGCTGGCCGGGTCTGCTACGCCGATACAGATCACCGTACGCAGTATTTGTCGGCCAATGGGTATACGACTATCTCGGCTAACTACGCGACACCCTCGAGCGTTAAATCAATCTTACAAATAGGCAAGATCCGTAACTCCCTTGTATTTAACTATGGCAATAATTATGCGAGTCAGGCCACGGCCTTGGATGCAGACTCAATCGCTAACTATGGTCGCTACCAAAAAAGCGTAAGCTCTAACCTGCATAACTTAGCCGATGTAAATACCGTAATGACTCGTGAGCTTGCCTTACGTGCCATCCCTACAAGCCAATTACAGGCACTTACTTTTAGATTAGATAACTCGGCTCTGCCCGATGCAGAGCGTAATAAATTAATTGACGTATTTTTTGGACAGCCCATAGTAATTAATGATCTGCCTATCAATATGTTTAATGGATCCTTTAACGGCTTCCTCGAGGGCTTCGCTCTTAGGGCTACCCCTACCTATGTGGACATAACCCTTACTTTAAGTCCTACAAATTTCTCA